CCAATCATTAGCGTTTTCCATTCTTTTATCATCAAACCTACTATCTTTATAAACAGACATACCGTTAGTATCACCATCTGATAATACAACTAAATTCATATTATCAATGTTATGTTGAGCTTTGAATTTTTTCATAAGCTTAGTAGTTACCATAAGTGAAGTATTGAGAGGAGTTGAACCCCAGTCTTCATACCTACAACCATAGTCACCGATTCTAGCTCCAGACCAACCTTGCTCCATTATCATTCTTAAATGTAAGAATTTTAGAGCTTCTTCGTAATCTTTCTTTTTAAGAGAACTAGAAATCTGTTGTGTTAATGAAAGGTTCTCATGATATATCTCTGAGTCTCTACATTTTTCTCTGCTTATATAATTACATGTAGAGAAACCATATACATCAAATGGAATGTTTACAGCTTTACAGAATACAATAGTATGAATAAGTTGGTCAAGAACTCTATGCATTGTTGAACTCATAGAACCAGAGAAATCAACTAACATAAACATACCATGATTTTTTGCATCAGCTAATTGTGTAACTCTAGCAAAGATATCATCATTAGTTTTATATGACCATAATCTATTTACATCAACTGAACCTGTCCTAGCTGTTTGAGCTCTGGTATATCTGTATGCAGACTTTCTCATTTCAAATTCTTTCACAGCATAATTAACATTTCTTTTTACTTCTTTAATATATGATGCATATTCAGCATCAGCTTTATCAAAGTTTTGCAGTGTATAGTTATAATAGTCACTATCAACTAGTGAGTCTTTTATTGAAGATATAAGTGATTCAGTCCTTGCTCTACGGTCAGCTTGAACTACATCATAAGGTATAACTACCGAATCCAATAAATCTTTATTAAATTCATTAGCTACAAGAACTGGTCTTTCACCTTCGTTTTCTAGTAGTTTTTCTTCTGACCTTCTGTAATTCTCATCAGTTACTGAAACATCTTCGTCTCCGCCATGAGAGACTTGATTTTTGTGAGCATCAGTTTCCTCTGCTTCACCTTCTTCTGTATTACCTTGAGTCTTAGAATTTTGTTCTTCACTTTGTTCATCGTTATTCTCCATATCATCATGACCCATGTTTGATGTTGGGTCTTCGTTTTCGTCGTTATTGTTTTCGTCGTTGTCATTACCTTGTGATGCAGGTGGCTTCATAAGGTCTTCTTGATTTTCTTTAGTATAAGCTAATACATCTCTACATAATTGAACCACTTCATCAAATGATTCTGTAGTCATAGCTCTATCCATAAATACTTGTTCATCAGAATTAAATGGTACATCAATAAGATTACCAATTTTAGCTTTAAGATTAATTTTATCAATTAGTTTTGTTTGGTCCCAATCAATATCAGATAAGTCACCGAAAAACTCATCATCAAATAGTTTTCTATAACCTTTACTAAATGAGTTAACAAGACCAGGATATCTTGACTTTACTTTACGCTCAATCCTAGCATCTTCAATTACATTGATATATGACCTAGGGCAACCTTCTAATTGCTCAGGACTATCATGCCAACCTTCATAAGGAGTTTCCAGTGCATGTCCTACCTCGTGTCCAATTAATAAATCATATACATCTTTACCCATATCTTTCCAATTGGGTAAACCTAAAACTCTGTCTTTAATATCGAACCACGCAGTGCTATAATTACCATGCTGAATGGTAATATTCTCTTTAGCTAATAATTTTGGTAGAATACCTTTTTGCATATATTTCACTCCTTTTTTAATATATATGGCTATTGTACCATAGTAGAATGTAAATGTAAATAGTTATTTTAAGAATTTACATAATTGTAACACAAATGTAACATTTGGCCTGCATACCAGGACTCGAACCTGGAACCTACAGCTTAGAAGGCTGTTGTTCTATCCAATTGAACTATATGCAGAAATAAGTGGTGGAGCTGATAGGAATCGAACCTACGACCCTCTGCGTGCAAAGCAGATGCTCTCCCAACTGAGCTACAGCCCCTTATCTAATTTTACTAAAATTCTTCTCCTTAAAGAATTCAATCTTACTTCTGAACTTGTTCTCTAATACATCACCTTTATGCGATATAATAAATGTATTACTACCTTCGTCCAATGTGTCAAGTATTTTCATCAGATTATCTACGCCATCAACATCAAGACTTGAGTCAAATGTTTCATCGAGAACTAGAAGATTGGTCGCAGCTGAGTTTTTCATCTTTGCTATTTGTCTCCATGTGAATAGGAGTGATAAGTCAATCCTCTGTTTCTCACCTTCTGAAAAAGATGCATAATTAAAACTATCTCTATGTCTTGACCTGATAGTCTCATTAAAGTTTTCATCCAAATGAAAAGATACAAAGAAATCCAATACTTGCAGATACTGGTTAATAAGACGATTCATCACTGGTAAGTATTGCTTGATAACTTTCGTCTTAATACCAGTATCCTTAAGCATCTCCCCTATAACTTCGTTATAAGTTCTTTCCTCTACATATTCTAGTTTCTTTTCAATATGTTGCTCGTTTTTCTTTCTGAAATTATTTAATTCTGTTTTAGCCTTTTTCACATCACCAGTTTGTCCCTGGAGATTATTGATTTCTTTTTGTATTTTATCAATCTCTTTTTGAAGTAACGATATAGAATCATTATTAGAATTAATCTTTTGTTGTTTCTGTCTTAGCTTATTAAGGTTTTGTGCTACTTCTTGTTGATTTACTTTTACTTCAGTAATCTTTTGTTCTAATTCAGACTTAGCGGTTTGTATTTCCTTGGCCTTTTCTTTAATAGATTTAATCTTTTTGTTTTTTAATTCTTCATCAATCTCTTGATCACATGTTGGGCAATTATCGTTTTCTTCATAAAATCTACTTTCTTCAACCATATCATGTATCTTATTATTGAATTGCATATCATATGAATTCATTTCAGATATTTTCTTTAATAGTTCCTGAGATGATTTTTCTTCAGATGATATTGATGCTGTAAGATTTTTAGATAAGTCTTTGCTTTCTTCAAAAAGTTTACTTATTTCAGATTTATGTACATCAATAGAAGATTGCTTACCTTCAATTTGATCTTTATTTAATGATTGTAAACTTTTAATATATTTACTCTGTGAATCTATTTTAGTTTTAGCAATATCAATCTGATGGTTTATATCAGTAAGTTCTTCTTTTATTTTAGCGTTTCTCTCTTTTAATAACATATTCATTTTAGAGAAAATGTTAATATCCAATAAATCTTCAATCACTTGCCTTCTTGACCAGGCGGGAAGTTGCATAAATGGTATGAAGGAACTACTACCAAGAACAACCACCTGATGAAATGATTTATGATTGAGTTTTAATATATTCTGTTCTAAGAATTGTTGGTAATCTCTTACATTAGATGCTTGGTTAATCATATTACCATTTTGCCATATTTCAAACTTGTTTGGCTTAATACTTCTGACTACTTTAAACTCTGAACCACCAGTTGAGAATTCAACGGATACTACCGCTCCTTTTTGATTTATAGAATTTATAAGTTGAGATTTATTAATATCTCTATGAGCTCTACCAAATAATCCAAATGATAATGCATCTAGTAATGTTGATTTACCTGCACCATTTTGACCAACTATTAATGTTGTTGGTGAACGGTCTAATAATATTTTTATTGGGTCATTACCCGTTGAGAGGAAATTTTTCCACTCACATGATTTAAAATGTATCATACTACTTCTAAGTTTTGTGCTTCTGTGTAAAGCTTTCTTAATTCAATTTTTAAATGCTCTTTATCTAAATCTGTATCAACAGCGTCAACATATGAATCAAGTAGCTCCGTAGTATCTTCAAGGGAAACCTTCTCGTCTTCCACGCTGTCTCCAAGATACTCTTCAAAGGATTCTGCTATCTTTAATTCGTATGTATCTACATTTTGAAGTTTGTCAATAAACTTGTCAAACATATACAAATCATTTTTATTAATAACAATTAGTTTTATGAATTTCTTTTCAAATTGTTTCATATCTATTTTGTCATAATCAATTTTAGTGTCATCATATACTACTTTTTTAAATATAGTAATAGGATTTCTTACCGCTTCAATTTCTCTTGTCTCTGTATCAAGTACATGGAAATACTTAGGGTCATCTACGTCAGCCCAGGTAAATTCCATTTGAGAACCAAGATATTGAACATTGCCCTGATGTGATTTTGTATGGAAATGACCACTTAATACAGACTCAAACCTAGAGAATATATCAGCATTCATTCCGTGAGGGTTTGGTATACCCGCCATCATATCAAATCCTTTTAATTCTAAATGAGCTCCAAGAATAGATGCTTCACATTGTTGAGCCCATTCTGTATACTCTTTATAGTTACTATTATTAATCCATGGTATAACAGCTACCTTAAGTCCATCATAATCTAATACTGTTGGCTTCATGCAGATGTTAACGTTTGATGTAAAGTAACCAAGTAATTCTTTTAAAGAACATAGCTCATTTGTATTTTTATAATATACATCATGATTACCTGGTATAATATCCATTGTCATACCATATTCTTTAAGAGGTTCTAGGAAATGTTTTCTATTTGTATTCAGTGCTTTAAAATTAACAAACTTACGATGTTCATAATAATCACCTAAGTGTAATACATTTTTAATTCCATGCTCTTTACAGTATGGGAAAAATACTTCAGTATAAAATCTACCTTGGTACTCTAAAAATATATCAGATGAATTCCTAACACCACAATGTGTATCATTTAATATTGCTACTTTCATAAACCTAGCCTAGCTTTTCTCATCGCTCGTCTGTACTTAACAGCCATCTCACGATAGTATTGTTTTACATATGCTCTTTTAGCTTTACGTTTAATTTCTTTAGTGAAAAGTTTCTTTCGTCTTCTTTCCGCTCTTAATAATTGTTTAGTACTTAATTTTTTCATTACATGAATAACTCTAGTTTTTCCATTTTCTTTTTTTCTTCTTTTGCAAATGTCTTAATAGCTTCGTCCTTGGTTCTTACTTTTCCAATTCTCTCCCTTAATGTATCAACATATGCCATAGTCTCTTGGGCTCCTGCTTCGTCCATACCCATTTGAGTGAAATCTTCGATACCCATCTTTTCAATAAACTTAAATTTAATATCTTGTTGTCTTTTTTCTTTAGTGATTCTTCTGATAAAGGCAAAGTAACATATTTGTGTAAAGTATGAGAATGCATTTGGTTTACCTGTTCTTGTGGCTGTTTCAATTTTATAATTTCCGATAGCCCTTAAACAATTTTCTACCGCATCCATTACCATTTCTTCACGATAAGTATATCTTACAAAGTTTGGTCTATGAGATAATCCTTCGGCTATTTTAATAAAACATCTTGCGATGTAATCAGTAACCTTAGGTATTTCATCATCATTTGAACGAGCTTCTTGAACTGTTAATGCATAATCATATACAGCCTGAGAAAACTCTTTGTTATTTACATAATGTGCTTTATTCTTAGCCATTATAATTCCTCCATAATAGATTATATTATACCACAGTTATTATGTAATGTAAATAGTAAATTCTTTTATTTATTTTCATATTAGCTATTTACACATCTTAATTTGTATGGTATAATAATATAGATATCCGGAGGAGGGTAGTATATACAATTAATGAACTGTGTCAGGAATATCTGAGTCCGAGTCCAAACCTTCTTCCGAATATTTGTCAATCAATTTTTGTTCGTATTCTTCAAGTATCTCTTGTTCAGAACGATGTTTTTCTGGAACATGAGTTGTCATTGATAAAGCCAATTTCACATAACTCTCTTTTGCATTATCTGTTATTGGTACATGCTGAACGACATGGTTCTTCATAATCTTAAACATCTTAGCACTAGAAAATGGAAACCACGGTGAGAATTGATAACTGCCTAGAATGTTAGAAGATACTGTGAGTGGTCTTTCGAGAATCCAATTATCATCGTTTTTCACTGATACTAGTGCGACAATCTCATCTCCATTGACGAGTTTAAAGTGTCTTACATTTAAGGCTTTTATACTTTTCATATATTATATTTATAATTTATAATCAAACAACTTATAGTTAAACTTCTCTTTACTGTATATTTTTATTCTTTCCGCAGCATGTGTTAATGTATAATTCTTCTTAGATTTCCAATGTAAATCATCTGCAATATCGTATACAGTAGTATTTATACCATCTCCACTCTTCCTTAATCCTCTTCCGATTGATTGAAGAACCCTAATTTGCGACTTACTAGGTGAAGCAAAGATGATGTTATGTAAACGCTTAATATTAATACCTGTAGAAAAAGTACCCATGGAAGCAACGATAATCGCATCTTTTTGGGTTTCGGTAATCTCACGGATTTGTTCTCTCGTATCGACATCTGTTTCTCCTGATACATAGAATAATTTTCTATCTCCTGTTATTCTTTTCTGCAATAATGAGTGTAATGGTTTACCATGTTTTTCTACATATTGAAATAATATTAATGTATTTCCATCTTTACATGTTTCTTTAGCTAAGTTACATATAAATTCGTTACGTTCTTCATACTTAACTATAAAATCAAGTTCATCTTGGTATTTTAAACCTGATACTATTTTACATATCTCATCACTATATTTAAGTAAACATATTTTAATATTTAATTGTGATAAGTCATTATTGTCTATAAGTTCTTTTGTAGTTGTGACCTGATATACAGGGCCAAACAATCCTTCTAATACTAACTGATGTGTTTGTGAACCATCTAGTGTTCCTGTGGTACCTATTCTATATTGAGCTTCAGTACATTTTTCCATAATGGCTGTCAATGATTTAGCTTTAAAGTTATGAGCTTCATCACCAATCACCATACCAAAGTCCAAGAACCAATGACCTGGTAATTTATATATCGATTGCCATGTGCTAATAAGACATCTTTGTTTTAATCCAAACTTTTCTTTACCTGAGTATATTCTATGGCAATTATCCGCTACATCCCAATTATCTTTTTCCGAATAGTCAGCAAAGTCTGAATACATCTGTTCAACTAGTGATGTTGTAGGTACAATAATTAATATATTTTGATTATAGTGTTCTAAAAAATATCTAACAGCTAAATATATGATTAAACTTTTACCAGAAGCTGTTGGCGATAATAATAGGGATTTAGTATGTGATAAACACTGCGAGAGTGCATCTAATTGGTAATCGCGGGGGGTTATATCACTACCTTTCACAGAAAGGCTAATTTCAGATAAAAAGGATTCAACATCGTGTCTAAGTAGTTGATTTACCGTACTATATTTTTCGTTATTTTCCTCATTTAGAGTATAATTTCGAATTGTGCAAAACTCTTGTAAGTATTTATGTAATCCACAATATAATGTTTTCTTTCTTTGGTCAAATAAACGTATTTTACCATCCCACATACGATTACGATATGCAGGCATAAATTTATAACCAGGTACAAAGAAGCAAAAGTGTTCTGATAACTCTTTTTCTATTGAAGGTTCACATTGAACATGCATGAAGACTTCATTCTTCTTTTTTATGGTTATTGATTCCATATTAAATTCCGCTAGTGAATTTTCTCCATTCAATCATATTCTTAATATTTTGATGTCGCCATTTAATGTTTTCCATTATCTCTTTTAATGTTGAACATGTTTCTTCGAGATAATCGATTTTAGCTTTGGCTTCTTGTATTACTGGGTCTGAATCATAGTAATATCCCATGTCGCCCTTGAGAACAGTGAGTCCTCCGAGAGGGTCGTAATCCCAGCCTTTTTCTTCAATATCTTCTTTACTTAATTTGCCGTTATAGTGCAACCATTTGTCTTTAAGTAGCACCTTAAAGTCGGCTTCTTGTTTTTTAAGTTTTAATCTATGGACGGAGTATATCTCTAAATATTTGGAATGTAATTTAGCGGATTGTCTACTAGACTCATCAAGATTCATTTCATCTATTTGAGAATCTTCTTTCCACATTTCTAAGATTTGTTGCAAATTATTCATATTATATATTATACTATACTTTTATGTAAATGTAAATAGTTACTTAATTTCGAAATAATTATAAGCAAATGTAATATCTACTTGAACAAATTCCAAATCACTTGATTGTGTATTAAATTCTACACCAGTTATACCTGTAGGAAATATCCCTTTAAATTCTATTTGTTTATTTACATTACTATGTGAACTCAATATCAATAAAGTACCATCTTCTCTATGGTCTTCTGCGTTACCATTTTGCAATATAGTGTTTATCCAATTAAATGTTTCAATGTAATTCTCCATATTTTCTGTTACATTAATACGAAGTGTTAAATCATCGAATTGTAATTTATCTCCTGTTGTAGATAGATTGAGTCCTCTATACGATACAGGTGCTGATGGTAAATTTACTGATGGTAATTGCGCAGCTATACAAAAGTATTCAACATTGGCATATTTACCACTATTGATTTTAAACTGAAACCCTACTGGGCTCAAAAAGTTTTTATTTGAAGTTAATGTACTCATACTATTATTTATACATAAAAAAAGAGGGTTCCGAAGAACCCCCTTAAAAAATAGTTATAAACTATCCTTACTCCATGATTCCGTCAACTCTGAAGATTCTGTAGTATTGGTTAGCTCTGTTGTCACCGATACCATCAACAGCTACGAATGGGTTGGCTACCATGCCGTATCTTGTTTTGAATCCGATTCTTGGTTGGAAATCTTGCTCACCCACTGCTTTAACCATTGTTAAAGGTACGTATGGGCAATAGAACATACCAGCATCGTATGGGTTAGTACCTCTGTAACCTACACATACGAAATCGCCTGTTGCATAAGGATCAATATAAACTTTTACTCTGCCGTTAAGAACACCAGCAAATGTATTACCTGTGTCATCAACGTTTAAGTTAGCACTTAAAGCAGGAGTATAGTCTAATAGACCAGCTGCAGCAAGAGCAGATGCTACGTCTGAAGAACATAGGATAAAGTTACCTTTACCTCTTCTTGTTTCTTTAGCAATAACATTAGCTTCTCTCTCGATTTGCATGACAAGACCTTTGAACTTCTCAACCATCCATCTACCGTCTGAGTCAGTTTCAACATCAAAAGCACCTTTTAAAGTAACATTTGATTGTAGAGCACCGATCTTAGCCTTAGATAAGATTGTTCTAACAAGCTCTCTATTGATTTCTGCAAGAATTTCAGCAGAAAGAATGTTAGCAAGTTCGCCTTCAGCATCCAATCCGTGGATAGCTTTAAGGTCTTGTGCAAGTTCCATTGTGTACTCAGCTTTTAGAGCTCTTGACTTAGCTGTAACGGTTGATTTCTCGATTGAGAATGCCATTTGAGCAAAGTTAGTACCATTGCCGTCGCCTAGAGCTTCAGCAGCAGCTGTAGTTAAACCAGTACCAAACCCTGAAGTTGTGTTACCAGCTGAGATAGCTTCTTCATCTGCAAGTCCGTCGTTACCGTCTGAGTCAGTAGCATTAACTAATCCTGTAGGATCAGCATCGTGAGTACCAGTACCAGCAAAGTCTGTATCAGCTTCGTTATATAACGCTTCTGTACCAGTCTGGTTACTGTATCTTGATTTCATTGCAAAGATAAGTCCTGTAGGACCACTCATTGGCTGAACGCCAGCGATATCATAAGCAATTAAGTTAGGCATTGCTCTTCTAACTAAAGAAATTAAAACTGGGTCAAAGTTATCAATCCCTGAACCTGTTTTGTTAACCGCAACCTCAGAAATCATATTTCCTTGAGCTTGATGTCTTTCTTCTTTAAGAGCAACTTCTTGGTTTTCTAACAATCTAGCTGTAACAGCTTTCTTGTATCGGTCGTCAATTTGTGGAGCACTGTCATGCTCTAAAACTGGACCCCATTTTTCCATAAGTTTTGCGTCTGCATTAAACATTTCTGTTTCCCCTTAATTTATTTAGTAAAATTTGTTATAGCTTGTGTGTATCTAGCCATATCAGCTGATAGCTCGACTTCGTCGTGACTGTCATCACCTAATAGACTGTCTACCTCGTCCACTGATTCACTAACTTCTTGTTTGAAGTATGACTCTTTAACAACTTGTACTTTTGTTTCAAAGTTTTCTTTGTTATCGAATTCAATATCTTCTACTAAAGATGCTAATTTTTCAGCTTCAGTTTCAGCAAGCCCTTCAGATTTTTCTCTAACTACTTCAGCTCTAACCATAACTTGATTAGCCTCATGTAATTTGATATTATCTTCTGTGGTTTTATTTAAAGTTTCTTCGAGTTCAGCAACTTGTTCGTTGAGTTCATCAACTAAGTCAACCTTACCTTCAGGTACTTCGATGTAGTGTTCTTTGAACACACCTTGTAGTGAAGCCATAAAGTCTTCAGCAATTTCAGTACGTAAACCGTTCTGTATTGCAACTTCATTGTCTTTCATCCAATTTTCAACTACATAGTTAAGGTATGAATCTACCTTTTCTACTAGTGAAGATTGTAAGTCAGATACTTCTTCTTCAAGGTTTTGCGCATATTCACTTTCTAGTCTTTCAACTTCTTGTGTTAGCTTAGATGTTAAAACGGCTTCGAATATAGCTCCTGCCTTTCCTCTGAATTCTTCAGAAAGTGTTGCTTCTTCTTTAACCAATGCATCTAAATCTTCATCAAAATCTATTGACTCAACTTTAGCTTTAGCCTGAGGCACTGGTGCCTTCTTGACTTTCTTCATTGCATCGTCAACTGATTTGATAGATTCTTCTTCAGAAGTTTCGTCAACCTTCGCCATTTTTGCAAATAGTTTTTGCGCGTCTTCTTTTCTAGCTTTCTTAAGCATATCTACAGCAGCTTGAATTACACCAGCTTTAGTTTTTGGAATATTAACAGCAGGAGTTTCTTCTTTAACTTCCTCCTCTTCTTCTTCCTCTTCTTCAGCTGCTACTTTCTTAGCTTCTTCAAGTTCTTCAGTTTCCTCGTTTACTACAACGTTCTCTTCTTCTGAACTCTCCTCTTCTGAAAGTACTACCTCTTCTGTAGCTATGTCTTCTGCTAGTTCATTTTTAATAGCGTCTTCTGACATAATTATTCTCCTATCTTTGAGAGTTTAGTTTAGAGAGGAAATTTTTAAAAGCACGAATTTCAACCTCTGGGAGGTTTTTGCTCGAAGTACTTTTTATTTCAGTCTCAATTAATTCAATATCTTGTGGCTTAATGATTCCATTATCCCATACCCATTCAACACCTTCCATAACTCCATTCACAAATGCGGACGGAGCAGATGGGTCTTGAACGATATCAACTGTGGCCAACATAAAGTCGTCCCCCACATATTGGATTCCATTCTTTGCTACAAGACTTCCCATACCACGACTTGACACACCAAGCTTAACACCACCTTCGAGTAAACCTTCGACGATTTTACCCATTGGGGTTTTAAGTATTGATGCTTTTCCTACAACATCATTACCCTGCCAATGCAGGTTATTGATTTTGTGCGAAACCTTATCAAGGTTAACTGTTGGACCCTCTGGATGATTTAACTCCCCAACAGCTCTCCCTGTTTTAACTTGTTCGGTCACATACTTTTCAACTGCTTTTTCAAGAGTTTTCTTTTCGTATATGCGACCATTTTTATTCTTTTGATTAGATTGCATAAATACGCCTTCGATGAAATAATCTTTTCCACCGTCTTTCTTAGCTTCACATATGATATCTAATTCTTGGTCTATGTGTTCAGTAATAAGTTTCATTTTATTCCTGTTCTTCTTTGTTTCTCTGAATCAAAGTAGATGCTAATTCTATTTTTTTAGCGTCAAGTGCATCAGATACTTTCTGACCTATAACACCTTCAAACTCTTTATTAGCTTTTACGTTATCACCATCTTTTAAATGGTTTACTAAATTTTCTACTGACATTATTTAATCTCCACTATTATTTATATAATTCTTACCTTCAACCACCTAGAAATCGTCATCTTCTGGGTAAGCTCCGGCTTTTCTTTCTTGGTCAATCTGACCTTCCATTTGTTTGATATCATCATCGTCCATTCTAAGAATATTTTTAGTAGCCCATTCAATAGAAATAAACTTACCAATATAATCTTGTACTGAACCTAATAAATCAAACCTTTCTCTTATCATTTCAGATTGTTTTAATTCAGAAAAATAGTTATCTTCAATAAAATCAAAAACAATCTTTTCTTTAAACTGACTCCAATCTTCTTTAGTAATAATACCTTTTAGTAAAAGTTGAGTTTTAAGTAGTTGCATAAATAAATCTGAAAATCTCTTTCTTAATCTATCTACAAACTTTTTAAACTTAACCTCATCTCTAGTTATTTCGGTAGTTCTTCCCAATGTATATGAAGACTCTTGTTCTAATCTATCTACTGGAACATTTAATGACTTATATAGTTTCTTTTGGAAATATATAATATCTTCAATCTGACCTAGGTTTTCACCACCTGGTAAGGTTGATATTTCTGTTCCTCTTCCACCTTCTCTACGTGGTAAGAAAAAGTCTTCCAACATTGACATATGTTTTTTAGTATCTTTAATATCACCTGTGGTAGCATCATAAACTAATTTATTACGATACTGATTCATAATACCTTTTAAGTATTCTTCAGCTTTACCTTTTGGTAAGTTACCTACATCAATATAAAAGATTCTTCTTTCTGGAGCTCTACTTATTCTGTATATAACAAGAGAGTCTTCCATCATTCTTAATTGGTTGACTGGTTTTACAGCCTTTTGTAAATACGATAGGATTCTTTTTCTTTGTGAATCCATAACGCCTGATGTACAATATGCTATCGCATCTGGATATATTTTTACACCTTGGTTATATTTACCTAATTTATTATCTTGGTACAAAAAGTATTCATCTATTTTTGTAACAATCTTAGCCCCTGTTTTAGGGTCATCTTTTTCTTCAACTTCTTTTACTTTTCGTAAACAAGCTGGGTCAATATATCTTAATTCTTTAATACCACCTTTTTGATTATCTTTATCGATAATTATATGATATGGTAACCTTCCATCTACATACCACTTTCTGAAAATATCATGTGCGTATTGATTAAAGTTTAATAATGATAAGATATATTTAAATTCGTTTCTAATATTATCTTTTATTTTATCGCTAATTTCTAAACTGTCAAGCGTAACACTTACTGGAGATTCATCATTATCTCCTACTATTGCTTCATTAACGATATCTTCTATAGCTTGGTCACACTCAGGTTGAGTTGCAACATCTCTATATTTGTAAATTAAATCGACTTCGGTTTTGGCTTTATCGCCATCCATATCGATATATGCACCAAAATGACCACCAGCTTTTATAACACCGGCGCCGTCATCTTCGGTTCTGGGTACAAATGAAGGTCTTAATGGTTCTTCACTTGATTTTCTTTTTATCTCAAATCCAAAAAATTCTGCCATGTTTTATCCTATAATATATGGAGGGACTATTGCCCCTCCTATATTATTATTTATACTATTAATTTGTTGTGTCGGATTCCCAATATTGAATTTGGAACTCAACAGTGAACTCTTCAATAGCGTTCTCGTTATCGTATGAAAGATCGATTGCAGAAACATTAGTTGGGAATACTCCTCTAAAGTCGTATTTCTTTGTAACATTTCCACCTTTATCTAACTGTTCGACAATTGCATCAACCATATATTCAACAGGGTCTGAACGTCCCTCGTTTCCTACATGTGAATTCATGCCGTCCATCCATCTTTCCATAGCGTTTCTGACTTCCATTCCTGAGTCATTAATAACAGTAATTGTCCAAGGTTCAAATGTTCTGTCTCCAGCAAATTGTAATTGTCTGCCTCTGAATAATACAGGAACAGGAGTAATTACTGATGCTGGTAATTGAGCTGCCTTACACATAAATGAAGTTAGCTCTACATCACCACTTACATAACTTGGATAATTCATAGTTACTTTGAAAAGGTTGGCTCTAGCACCGCCACCAACGAGCTTTGATTTAAAATCGTCTACTCCTAAAATTGCCATGTTCTATTTCCCCCTTAACTTGAAATCTCGGAGAATTCTACTCCGGATCTTGTTGCTATGAAATTCAACTGAATGAAATTGATGCTTCTTGCTGGTTTGACAAATATGTCAGCAACAAATCTATTACCATCAATTACAGCTGATGTGTTGTTTGTGTCATCGCAGATAACTGAAAAATCTGTTAGACCTCTTCTACCTTTTACGTCTCTCAAGAACGGTTCAACTAAGTTTTTGAACTGTGCTCTTGTAAATTCGTCGTTAAATTCGAATAACTGGAATTTAGCTGCAGTACTTACTGCTTTCTCTAATACAATGAATAATCTTCTTACATTTATTCTATCAAATGCTGATGGTCTCTTAAGCAATGTTTTGTCACCAAATAATACAGTACCTTGACCAGGTGCTGATATAATTGGATTCACTCTTGCTTTATAAAGACTATCTCTTTGAGCTTGTGTTGGATTAAATGCTAATTTTGTTATACCTAATAGGTTACCTCTATTAAATCCAGCTGGTGAGAACCATGCATCCGCTAATCTTTCAGATTTAGCACATAGTCCAGCCATATGTCCAGAAGCAGCAATATATCGATAAACATCGTTGTATTTATCATATACATATAATGCACTTGAGTCACATGAACCATAAGAGCTTGAATTTAAACCAGCCGCGAAATCAGTAACTGCTGTTAAAGCAGTTGATGCTGATAAACCTTCTGTGTCATTAATTTCTGGTGACACAAAAGCCATACAGTCTTTTCTAGTTCCAGCAATACCAATTACATGATTTGCTGTTGCAACTGCTGCAGCTGGGCAGAATAGTAAACTTACATCTACTGTATCTGCATCTGCCAAAAAGTCAAATGCTGTTCTTAATTCAGCTTCAGTCATTGGATCTGTACCGTCTGTACCATTAGATAATGGTACTTCAACTACATCCGTTCCAACATTACCGAATACATTAGCAGCTAATACAGTTTTACCTGCATCTGCTAAATCGTTTGCATTTACTACACTTCCAACATAAATATATTCAGATTTTGCATTAATAACATCTTTGAAAAACAAAGAGTTACCTGCGCTATCTTTAGCATCAGAAGCTTGAGAAAGGAATTCAAAAGTTTCTAATACTGTACCTTTAGTACCTGTAATTAATCCATCTTCATCTTTAACAACAACATGTATCTCGTCTTTTGAACTAGCTACTATTGGTGCTGCGTAATCAGATGTACCAGGTGCTTCTGAGAATAATCCTGAATGAGACCAAGCAGAAAAGTTTCCTGCTGTAATATCAGCGTGGACAAATTCCACTTTCAAGCTATTGCCTAATGCACCTGCGTACCTAGATACCCAGTGAATTGTAGTAGCAATAGTTGTACCTGATAAAAGATCTTCATTCTCAACTAAAACTCCAGCTGCGTCACTAGCATTTAACATGCCTTCGACTTTACCTCTAACCACTTTTAGTGCGTTTCCATATTTTAGATATGACGCTGCGACTAAGAAATGGTTGAAGTTACTGTTGTCAGGTTTACCAAATACTTCAGCAAGTTCGTTTTCACTACCTACTTGAACTACTTTATCAACCGGACCCCAGTTAAAATCCCCTGCAAAACCACCTATGTTAGTGGCCACCGCGGGAACAACGTTAGTAGCATCGACTTCTGATACTAAAACGCCTGGTGATACTTGAAATGCCATCGCTTTATCCTCTATTTTATTGAGTTAGTTAATATGTTAATCATAATACGGTTATCTTCACTACTATTATTTATAAAAATAATGTTTTTAATGCACTAATGGTTTGTGCTGTCATCCTTTCCTGCATAATCACTTACCATAAATAATCTATTAGGATGTACACTAACTCTAAATTTGGTCATATCTTTACGGTTAACTAACATTTCAGATGCAGTATCTTTTTCAGTTAACCCTATTTCCATCATATATTTTTTATTATTGAATGTGATTCCATGCTCTATTACTGGTCTTCTATCAAAAGCTTTAAGACCTCTTCTTGGTTCAGATATATCAATTATATCACTTGTAAACTCAACACCGTTCTTTTTCCAAGTTACGCTATCGCCATCTACTTTCATTTCATCAACATGAAGCATAGTTGCTGATGCTGAATTACCTGTATCAAATTTTGCTCTAATGAGATTCTTTTCCATACCATCAAGTTGTATACTTTCAACATATCCTACTTCTTGTCTCATTAGTGGTCTTCTATTATGATCATCACTAAACCATAATAGTATTTCATCTAATACTTCAAAATCTGAAATCTTTTTACCTTTCTTTCCTGTTTCTAAATCGTATCCTAAGAAATGTGATCTTATACCTGGACTACCATTGACTTCTAATATATAAAACTTATCACCAACTTTACAATGGTCTACTCCACAATATGAAGCACCTGTACACCTAGCTGCGTTTATAACTAATTCTTTTTCTTCATCTGATAAACTATAAGGTAAAGTTTCAGCTCCTAAATGTACATTATTTCTAAATTCTTTTCCGTCTTTTTTCCTTCTTTCAGCTGAACCTACTATTCTATTATTAACTACTAGTGTTCTAATATCTGATTCTAATTTGAAGTATTCTTGTATTAATAAGTCAGCTTTAAATTTCCATAGTGATTGACATACAGATATTAATGAACTCATATCATTAACCTTTGATACCCCAATACCTTGTGTACCTCTTAATGTTTTAATTACTACAGGAAACTTACCACCTATTCTCTTGTGTGCTTCCTCAATAGATTTAACATTATTAACTATTGCTGTTCTAGGTACTGATATATTATTTCTTTCAAGTGCTAATGTAGATGTCATTTTATTATCACACAATAGCATTGTCTCTAAATCGTTTATAAGAAAGAATCCAATATTTTGTAGGGTAGATATGAGTGCTTGAGACGTTAATGATTTAAGAGCTCCAGCTCTAACAAATATAATAGTATTTTGAACGGTGATATCAATTTCATTATCCTTACCATCAATGTTTCTAATTTTTGCTGAACCTATTTCAACATCACTTGAAATCATGTAAGCTTCATCAATATCAATTAAAGTATTTTTAATTTTATTTTTATCACATACCTTCTGCATTAATTCCGCAAAGGTGCCCTCCTCATCGCCGAGGCCCATTATTACTACATGTAAATCCTTAGCGGGAGTTACATCTTCTGTTAAAAATTTTGTGAACTTTTCCATTCTGTTTCAAACCATATATTTCCATCATCGTCTTTTATATATTTATTAGTTTCAGAATCTCCACTTTCTAAATATCCAAAAGGCAACATGTCATCTTGTATTGCTTTTAATCTTTCGTTATATAACATAGTCTTCATATCAATATTAGTTATTGATTGAAATATATCAGTAGTTGTAAACCATGCAAATAAAACAAGGTTCATCATTAAGTCATCATGATTTGGCGGTAATGCCTGCCATGAATTTGCTTTAGACACAAAAGTACTCATTTCAATAATTGTATCTGAATCATAAATCATTAACTTCTTCTGCTCCAGTAATTCTTTTATAGATGAACAACCAATTCTTTTTACTCTTTTTGTCATTGTACAACCTAGAGCATTTGCTTTAATTGTAGATTCTACAAACATATTTTCGTATTCTAATTCATAGTATAATCCATTACATACTATCCCACCTTGGTCATTACTTTCCACAATAACATATGCTTCATTATATGTCCTAGCATATTTGTATATAATATCAGGCATTAACATTGGTGAAATATTATTATCTCTAAAAGTAGCTACCTGTTGAAACGGAGTTGTACTTACATCTATAATTGTAAATGTTGTATAGTCCTGTGCCCTACCTTTTGATACGTCAACAGTCATTACATAATTATGACCAACTTCTGGTTCAAGATATACATTTATGTTTTCTTTATAGTATAAAGGCGGTCTACTTTGTTGTGCTAATAATGTAGAAGCATCTATTAATGTGTTACCTCTACCGTGGAATGTATTACCAAACTCTTGGTCAAATTGTAATTCAGATGTATTAGCAATTGTTGTTTCTTTCCACTTTTCGTCTCTACCCGGTACATCCCACCAGTCTACACGAAAAGGTTTAAATTCATTTGTTCCTTGTGCTGCGCCTTCCCATAGTTTATGATATACATTACCTATACCATTTGCTGTTGATGTTATGATAACTTTTGTATCAGTACCTGCAGAAATTACAGGATATGTTGATGTATAAAACTGCGCATCATTTTCAACGAAAGCAAACTCATCAAGGAATAGTAAGTTAATAGATAAACCCCTGATTGAACTACCTGTAGTTGCTGATGCAATAATTTTAGAGTTATTACTAAATTCTATGGAACCTTTATTTAATGATTTACATCCAGGCTGTAAAAAGAAAGGTAAGTTTTCAAGTGCTAGTGTAATTCTAGACAACATCTCTCTGGCAACTGCACCTTTGTTAGCTAATACAGCAATAGTTTTTTCTGGATAAAATATAGCATACCATAATAAAAATACAACTGATGATATTGATTTACCACTTTGACGACATGCTAATACGATATTAAATCTATTTTCTTTAAAAGATTCAAACATATTTCTTTGATAGGGGTATAATTCAAATGGCACTAAACCTTCATCAAGTGAAATAATTTTTACATATGTTTCTGCAAAGTATGAAGGATCCTCCATACATTTTTGATACTCTAATATTTCGTCTTTAGTGAATGAAGTTTCTACGCCATCCCTTTTTACATTAGGATTACCTAGATAACCAAATTCATTGTTCTTGAGATTCGCCATCTATTACTTTGTCCTTTTGTAATAACATTCTTTGTAAATCAGTCGTGCTACCTACAAATACATTGTTATTAGTTATTCTTTTAGCTTCTTCACGCTCTTCTTTAGTTATATCTGCTTTATCTTTTTGCAGTTTCATGAGTTTTTCAGTAGTATCACCTATATCTTTAATAGTTTTTGATAAAACTTCAAAGGCTCGCGGGTGCTCGCTCTCGCGTGCGAGCTCAGCTAAAACATCTAAGGACCTAGTACCGACAGTGATTAAATCTTTATAGGTTCTTCTAGAAAAATCATAATCATCTTTCACATCTTTGTCAAGCTTGAGTGGTCTGTCCTTTAATGTTGTAGGAACATTCTTCTCCAAGTTTTTCATCATCTTATCTTTATCCATTATCCACCTTCAGTAATTGTTTCTGTGACAGTGTAACTGTCAGCGTCATCAGTTGCACCAACAGTGAAATCCATTTCTTCAAATAAATTTGCTGGAAGATCTTTATCATGGAAGTCAACATTAACTTCTCTAATAACTTTAACATCTTGCGTTGGTCCATAAAATTTCATTTTCATTACAAAGTCTAGTTGATATATTAAAACTCTTCTCTCTGTAAATCCACCTTCGTATTGGTCTTCAATACCTATTTGGTTTAAAATAACTTGTACATCTTGTTTATGATCAAATCCATCCACTGGTTTTATAGTCACTGAATATTCAGGTTGAAAAAATGGAAGTATTTGTTCTAAAATCTGTAAACCATCATCTTGATTTTTAACCATAATATATAATGACATACCTATATCATATGATGTATAGTGTTTAATTGTTTTCTTTTTCCCTACATCACTACCATGTGTTTCGGATATAACATTTCTCTTTTGTAGTTTTTGTGTAGTGTCAAGATTAAGGCCAGATATTTCAAAAGCCATTCTTGGAAGCTTAAGTGCTATAGATGCATCAACACCCGTATTTGAATCCAACCTAGCTAAGAATTTCTGTTTAGGTCCATAAGCTAATGGTACCTTTACTTGATTTAATACACCACCGCCTGAAGCCTTTCTGATAACTTTTAAATTATTAAATAAAGTACCAAAGACCGCTACGGACTTTCTCATTGTTGCGTGGTAAAAATGATCTCCAAACATTATGGTTCTCCAAATGGATTACTTTCACTGAAGTCTATAAAGCCAGACTCGAATGCTTCAAATTCTATGTTTTGAGCTGCAGCATCATTGATGAATGCTTCACCTGTAGCATCTCCTAATCCATATACCTTTGTTATATTAACACTATAACCTGATTCATCTCCTACTAAAGGTTGTGTTGCTGATACTATAAAATCTCTAGCTTCATTTGAACCAGTGACACCAACATTTTGTAAATATAATTTACCTACTGTATCCGTTACTTTATCTCTTGAAGCAACTTCACCAAATACCACGATTGCTGGAGTATCTCCCACCGCGGCTACTTGTGTTTGTCGTAATATCTCTCCTACCTTAGGATGGTTCCCACCTGTAACTGATACATCAATTACAACTTGAGTACTATTTTCTGATATTTCATCATCAATAATATCGATACCTGTTTCAAAATCTTCATCACTATATTCAAATAAACTACATGTCATTTTATAAACAGGTAAGTTAGATAATTGATAAAAAGGTTGTTCGTGTTCTGTAAATGTTATTTCAAAAAACTTATTAGTCATCGGAAGGAATATTAAATCTCCTTCCATAGGTTTAGGGTCTATACGACTATCAAATCTACCGATACCTTGATTCCACATTTTCTTTGATACTATAAAGGTAGCTTCATCACGTATCTCTAAACCAAATTTAGAATATAAATCACCATCTCCTTCAAACCCATCAGCGTTTTCTATATACATCTCAATTAAATAGGCGTCGTCAAATTTAGAGGCAGGATCCTCATTTAAAATATTATCACGGTTAACTAAAGTACGTGGAATATAATAGACATCTTGTCCATATATTTTTAAAGATTCTATAATTAAATCTTCGTATAAATTTTGCTCCGACTTTACCGCCTGACTGAAATATACATTTCTTGGCATATATTATCCTGTATAAAAATCAACTGGGGCCTCCCAATTGAGTCTTGCTTCTTCTTCTAATCTTTCTAAATCTGCGATGGCATCATCATATAATTGTCTTCCATTAAATGTTACACCACCTGGCATTTGCATACCTTCAAATTTTAAGAGGTTTAATCCCCATTGCTTTTTAATTAATGCTGTACAATATTTCTTTAAGTAATAATCGTTATATACTTGTGTGTAAGTATCGGGATCAATGATCCTATAACATTCTACTACAAGCTTATCACCTACTGCGACTTCTTCTGACCAATCCATATGAATAGTTAATCTATCTTTATGTCTTTCAAAACTAATATGTTTATCATCAGAATCTACTACTGTATCTAATAAGTTTAAATATTCCATACTCATAACATATTCTGCTAAACTTCCCATGAACCCTAAGTTGTATAAATCGTTTAAATGTATTTGATATCTCACATCAAACATTTTATCGCCAACTTCAGTATCATTTAAAGGCATAAGTCTAACAACATCTGTAATTAAATCATTAATTGGTATATAACCATTCGTAATATCATCAGATGTTATTGTATGTACTAAGAAAAACTTTTCAATTGCATCTTGGTGATAGTGCTGGTAAAACTGTAAAGCTTCATCTACTCTATCATCAAGTTGATCATCGTCAATGTTTACTTCAATGACAGGAGCTCCTAATGCTCTTAAGCAATAGTCTTTAAATGTTTCTTTACTGTTTGGTATTGCCATTTTATTTTTCTCCGTTATTTTCGAGGTTATTTATTCTTTCCTTTAATCTATTTATAATAGTTTGTTGTCCATTCATTCTTTTTATCATATATCTTTTTATCTTTTAGTTAAATTTAAACATAGTACTAAAATAACTAATAAAGGATAAAATAATAAAATTATAAGTGCTTCTAGTAAAGAATCTTTTGGAATTCCCATTTTATTTAGTAAATAGGGGATCCATTCATCTGGCATCATTTAGTAAAAGCCTCCCAAAGACCTATAGAATCTCTTAAAGCATACAGCCATCTTTCCTTTAATTCAATATTATTATACCTTTTCTCAGCTTCTTTATTAAGTGAGTTTTCATGAATTTCTGCATAATAATCCATATCTAACTCTTTACAGACTTCTTTAAAGTTTGGGAATAGTACTATTTTTGAGTCATTATCTGCAATATTTGTGAAAGGTGCTAAATGAACAAATCGTACTAAAGATATACTTCTACTCAATTGTCTTTTCATTTTGCCACTTCTAACACAAATATCTGATACAGCATCTACTAGTTCTTCTTTGTAGTGAGGATTTTTAGCTAACATATTTTTTAATCTATCTATAGGATTTCTTAGTATACATACGCAGTCTGGAGGTAGACGATTTCCCCATCTTTCTTCTAAAAATTGTTGAGGTGCTTGGTATCTTATTTCTTTTTGCTCTAAAAATTCTTGATATTTTTCTGAATAAAAGTTTTTTAATATATGTGCAGCTATTGTAGATGTTCCACTTCTACTAACATGTGCAAAAGACTTGCCATTAGGCAACGTGTAATATAGCTTCAGCATTTTCTAATCCTATAGGGTTTAATATTTCGTTTTCGACTGTCTTTATTTTCCACCCATAACTTTTTCTTTTACAATTTGCAAAAACACAATGTGGTTGTGGAACATTAAATATTCTATATTGCCAACCAGGAATGTCATAGAATGTTTTAACTTTACCGTTAATTACAAATCTCATTCCACTATTTCCTGTCTCACTCCAAACCAAATAACAACGGGCTGAATTAGTACCAAAATTATTATGCCAACCTTGTTGGTCTCCTGGTTGATATTCAAAAGAACCAGTTACTTGTTTATTTTTCAAAAATTTTAAAGGTTCAATTCTTGTACAATATTTATCTGCTCTTAACGCTTTTTTAATCATCATCTGATTCCCCTCTAAATAGAGGTTCAGTAGTACTCACATAAGGTTTTCTTAAGACATAGGTATAAGTACTGTTATTTGTTTTTGTAACTCTTATTTGTAATTCAATACTTCCACCTGAATTTAATCTAAATTCAATTCTTTCAGACCCTGTAGTATCTGTTCGTGTTTGGCAATAAAGGTCACATAATACAACATTTCCTGTAGCAGAACTTCCACCAAATACTGTAGGAGTAACTGTTCTCCAGGAATCTGTATAGCTAACATTTAAATTATCAGCGTTTCCTCTAACAATATTTACAACTTGTCCTGTACTAGTATCTCGAGTAGGATGAGGGTTATCTACGTAATTTGTACAGTATCTTGCACGTAAATAATCATCTTGGTCGTCTCCAGGTTGAAAATCTACTCTTCCACCACTTATTACCCATCTAACTTCAACTTTGCTAACGTCGTCAGTGCCTCCATTGTAAGATACAGTACTACCTGCTAAACTAGTAAA